GGTAACATCTTGGCTGGCGTCATGCCTAACGTAGGAACCAACCCGACCCCAGTCGATGAGGTCGTAATGTTTGCTTCCCTGCATGCTCAGGGTGCCGCCGCCGCCGCAACTTAACATGCAAAACATCTCACTAGGAGACTACAGAGGTGGTCGTGACACCCTTCAGGGGGCTTTAGGCGAGCAATACGCTCCGCTTAATGACGTGATGGCCGCCGCCATGAACTACGGAAATACTGGCCTTGCCAGCGTAGGAAAGAGATTAGCCGAGAAACAGGCATCCGCCGACACGCTACACAACGCTCTGGCACAAAAGCAGTACGAGGACCAACTCATGCAGGAGGCTACCAACCGAAAGGTTGACATGGAGGGTGAGGTCGCTGGCGGAGAAGAAGATGCCATGATTGCACATGCGGAACACATGTACTCTCTCCTGTCCCCAGAAGACCAAGCAAAGAACGCTGGATGGCTCAACGGAATGAGGAGCAATAGGGGCAATGGAACCGCCCTTCAGCGTATCGGAAGGAACAAATGGAACGCCGAACATGGAACCGATGAAGCACTTTCGCTCATCAAAGCCCAAGCCGCCGCCGCACAAAAAACCCCATCTGCTATCCAGCCTGTAGCCCCAATTACTCCATCAGGCCAAAAATCTAACGGCTTGAAGCATAAAAGACAGAATGTAACTTTCTAACATGGCATTACCTGATTTTTTAGCGAGAGTATTCGGAGTTGCGGAAGAGGGCATCTCTAGGACTGGCCAAGCCGCCGAACGTGGCTCGGAGGCTGTAAGTAATGCTGAAAGGATTGCCCAAGAAGCAAGAAGGCTTAATGCCGCACACGCTTGGCCAATCGAAGCGATTGAAAAGCAATTTGGAAAATTCAGCCCGATTGCAAAACGTGCAAGAAATCATCCAGAGCAACTTGAGCACATTCAGGACCTAATTCACGGAGGCAAAGCACCACTGCTTAAAAGCAATCCAGCAGAATTCGAGAAACTCCTTGATGAAAGTCTTGCAAAGGCTGGCAAGAAAACTGGCGGACTATCGCTTACTCCAAAAGCAGAGCCAACTCCAGTGGGTCGTCCAAATGGAATGGGTCTTATCGACGGAAAGGGTCTTCCGAATGGCATTGGCCATCCAGAGGGAACCCCAATTCCATCAACCAAGCCGACGATTAGCGAGCACATGGGTGAAAACCCAAATGTTTGGAGCGAGGGACCAAATCCAGCACCTAAAGCAGAAATTCCTTCAACCCACATGGAGGCTGGCCCAACCGAAAGGCAACTGCCAGCAGTGGTAGGACCAAAGCAACTTCCAGCGGTAGTAGAGCCGCAACTTCCATCAGTTGTTGAGCCAAAACAACTTCCAGCGACTGTACCAAGCCTTCCAGATAGGGTCAGGAACAATGCTAATGGTGCTTGGGAGATTGTCCCGAATACTGAAGTTGGCCCACACACTGGTCCAAGGGGTCCACGTGGTCCAAAAGGCCCGATAGTTGATGGCGTATTCGGAAACGAAATGTCTCCGAATAACCAAAATGCCCCTTGGTGGAAAAAGTACGTCGGTCCTGCGGTCATTGGTGCTGGTGCTGGAGTCGGCATCTATGCCAATAGGGACAAACTGCCGAACATGGGAGGATTCAATCCAGATTGGTTCAATTTGGGAAATGGTCCAAGGCCACCAGTTCCAACCCCGACCCCCACTCCATCCCCAACTCCAAGGCCAAATCCAAATGTAACTGACCCTAGGCCAAATCCTAGCCCAGTTCCACAGCCTAGCAATCAGCCTCAGGTAAATCAGTACACCTACAATAATCACGATTCTAGGGGTAACTGGATTTCTGATAAGAGCGATTTTGAAGGACTTAGTCCTATCGCCGCAGAACAAGTAAGGTACATGAACAGGCACGGCATGGCTTCTGCCGCACAGCAGAGCAATTACATCGAAGGCGGATTGAGGCATCCAGACAGGGCCGCAAACGAACCTGCCGCACCTCAGTACAATGCGATGCAACAGGCCATCCAGAGACTCGGTGTAGGCAAGCAGTATGGTCAGGGTCAATTCATCCCCTATGAGCCAAAACAGCCAAATTCACCAGCCGCTCCAAATGTAAAATCTGGGGTTAATGTCGGCCCTTCTGATGTCACTGGAAATGTTACGGCACCTACTCCAGCCGCACCAGCGACCACATCGACACTTACCGCAACCAGAACTCCAGAGCCTTGGCACATCCAGCATCTTCAGCAGAATCCTACTGCTGAAAACATCAAACACTTCCAGAGTGAATTTGGAACTGGCTCACATTCCCAATACCTAACTGGTGACTATGGTCAGACTGATGAAATGCCAAAACCTCAAATCTGATGCCATCGCATAATGACATTAATGTTTCTGATTCTAATGAATCTGCAAACCCCTATGCCGTAAGTGCTAAGAATCCTTACGCACAGAAGCAGGAATCCCAAAATCCGTATTCCGTCGGCTCAAAAAATCCGTATGAAGATGCATCAAATCCAGATGGATTTTTAGTTTCAGCAAGTCTCCCGATTACTGCCAAGAAAATTGACGCTGGCGGATGGGATGAACCTAATAAATACGCTTGGGATAGGTACGGCACAGGCCAAAAAGCCCTTCTTGGAGGCGGTCAGGCCGCAACCTTGCTTGGTGCACGTGGCACCATGGGTAAGGCATACGGAATCGGAAATGACATCTATCAAGCCGCAAGGGCTGGAAGCGTAAGGTCTGCCTACACTGGCCAAGGATGGTCACAGGCGGCAGACTCTGTCAGGGCTGGTGCCAATCAGGTCAAAAATGCCAAAGGCTTCACTCAGACGATGAAAGGCGTTGGAAATACCCTTGGAGGCGTAATGCACTATGCACCAGTGGTTGATGCTGGGTTTGCACTTCATGGTGCATACGATGACCTTACCAGCAAAGACAGCCGTGGTGCACATTATGGCGGTGGATTCTGGGGAAAGACCGCTGGTGCACTTGAGGGTGCCGCAAACGGCTTAACTGCTGGAGGGTACGATGCAGTACGTTCTTTTAATTTTGGTAAAACAAACCAGTACTCTCATATTGGCACTGTTAATCGTGACCCTCTCGGTGCTGGAAAACTTGCTGAAAAACTCGCTGGTAAATTTTTTGACGCATACGACAAGTGGCAAAACCCAACCCTAACTAACAATTTAAACGCTAATAATCTCTAAAACAAATGGCATCATTCCTTGATTTAATTGGACGTGGAGGTGAACTCATCTCCCATTCTTCCGAAGTTGCGGCACGTGAGGCCGAAGCCGCCGCTAGGGCAGAACAACTCCAGCAACGTGCGGCCCGTGTAGCCGCCGCTCAGACCGCAGAAGCGAACGCCCAGAAAGCCGCCGACCTTCAGCGTCAGATGGAAGTCGCTCAGGCCGCAGAAAGGCTCCGTAATTCTGGCAGGGTCGCCGCACCAAGCCCTAAGCCGTCTCAGGCCGCTCAGGCATCTAGTGCGAAAGCCGCAGAAACAGTCGCTGAAACTTCCGCCCCATCTACGTCTAGGCTGGGTCAGGCTAAAAGTTTTCTTTCTGATGCGGTCACTGGCCAATGGGGTAAGTCTATCGGAACTGGCCTTGGCGAAATGCTGGGAGCAAACGAATCCATCAAGCAGGGCCTCGGAAAGGTAGGCCAACTTGGTGCGGTTGGAGTTACCCTTCCTTGGGCACTCATGGGTGCTGGAAAGGGTGCCAAGATGGCTTACAATGTCGGAAAGTCTGGTTGGAATGAACTGCTTGGCGACAGCGTAAGTCCGCAGATTGTTCATGAAGACGAAGAAAAGCGTCGAAAGAAACTTAACTCCGCAGTCATGGGTGGACTCACCGACTGGCATGCCAGCGACAACGACCTTTACGTCGGCCAGAACGACGAAAACGTCAACAAGGCCTTGGACAACATCTCCCCAGAAGATTACAAATCCCACCTAAGTCAGATTCTCAGGGGCGGAGATGCCAAGGGAATCACCAACGCAATCGCTAGGGCACACGGACAGGCTAGCGGTAAGTGGACTCCTAAAGGAATCGTTCACCTTCCTGGGACTATTCAGAGCAAGGGCGGTCAGAAATTCAACGTCGCCATCAATTACGATTCAGAAAATCCAGAAATTATCAAGATTCCCCAGTCCGACGAAAACAACTCTAGGGGCGGCATCCATTTCGGAACGCTCGACGAATGGGACCAGAAGAACTCTAAGTAATGGATTCCGACAACTTCAGCATCAGCCCTAGCGACGTTCAGGCACAGTCTGGCGACCAATGGTACTACCCCAACAGGGGACAGCAGTACGCCAATGCTGGCATGAGTCCGCTGAGCGAACTTGAGCCGTTGTTCCAGCGTCGCTCCGCTGGCGGTGCTAGTCAGGCTGGCCTTACGAACATGGCACAGTCTGGTTCGTTGTACAGGAACGACGCAGACTTCTACGCCAATGAGATGGGCGACATCGGCGGTGCCGCCGCCCTCACGCAGTCCAAGGAGGGTAAGTCCGTGTTCAAGATGTTCGAGCCCCATGAATTCGACATGGGCGAAGACGGGGGCAAGATGCAGATGCAAATCGTCCCTAGGGGTGACAAGATTATCCCCACTAGGGATGGCAACAAGAAGGTGCCTGTTTGGATGCTAGCCGCCAACAGAACGATTAACGGACGCAAGGCTCCAGTCATGTCCGTTCCGTTCAAAGGAGGCGATACCGAAGCCGAAAAGTTCAGGGAACTGCTTGGCACTGGCAAGGGCTTGCTCGACAACCTAGCGAACCTCGAACGCATCTACCAGAAACATTCCGTGCTTTCTGGTATCCTACCGACACAAGATGCCGCCGAAGCCAAGGCACTGGAAGCCCGTATCATGCTGGACTATTCTCACATGATGACGAACGCCAAGGGTATCGGTGCTGGCGTATCCGACCATGACATGGAAATCATCGAGTCCATGACGCCGCATAGGGCGTCTAGGGTGTTCAGTAGGCTCGGAGGCAACGAGATGGCCCTCCTGAAGCGTACCAGACAGCAGGTTCTGGACAAACTTAGGTCCGCTGGTCAGGCCAATGGCATTGACCTGATTTCGTCGAATGGTGCGGTTCAAAAATCCTTGGCTAGCAGGTCTTTGGACGCTAAATCCAAGGAAATCGAATGAGCGAAGACCCCTCTGCACAAGGTTTAAACCCACAGGATTTTAGCGATGTAGGAAGGTACGCAGACATGATGCGTATCCATGGGCAACCGCTACAGGACTACATCCAGAGCAACAGTCAGGATAACTCGCTTCCGTCGGCTGGTGACAACCAGAACGACATCTTGGACTACTATGAGCAGAACAAGAACAGGATGCTGGACTTGGATGCTCCCGATGCCGAAAAGAATTGGAATGAAATCAAGGGTGCGTTTGCTGACAGGCATACCGATTACCTGAAACTCTTTGGCGATACCGCTTCCGAAATCGCCTCACTCCCCCTTACGCTCGTCGAGGGTATGGCTGAGAACCCGAATCCAGCCGTATGGGCTGGTTCGACCATCGAAGGCACTGGCAGGGCAATCAGGGACATGTGGGGCCTTGCCGCACAGTCCGAGAACCCCACTTCACCGCTTTTCAGGTTCAAGTCTGCCATCAACGCACTCGTCAACGGCAAGCCATCCGCAAACTGGCGTGAGGAAGCCCAGCAGTGGAATGACGCCCGTAAATTCCTTTGGCATTCCACGAAAATTCAGAATGGCGATGAGGTCCTTCTGGACCAGTTGACTAAACTGAACGACAGCGACAGGCAGACCATCCAGTCGTTCGTCAACCCGAAGATTGCCCACGCCATGGGCTACATTGGCCTCGAACTTCCAGCCATCCTTTCCTCCGCTTGGACTGGTGGTGCTGGTGCGGTTGCCGCCATGGAGGCTGGCTCTAGCCTTATTTCCGCAGGAACCCGTGCCGCAGAAGCGGCCAAGGTTGGCAAATCCCTTGGCGGTCTTGCTACCAAGTTCGAGAATTACGCCTCTAGGCTCGCTGGAAAAATGGCCACTGGCACTGTTGGTGCAGTCGGCGGTGCACTTGAAGGCCCAGCAACTTTCGTAGGCAACATCATCGGTGGCACTACGGAGGGCATCGCATCCAAGATTGGACGCTCATCCGCAGAAGTACGAAACATCGCAGAATCTGCCGCCCTTGACCTAGGCCGTGAAATCGGTGCTGGAGAAGTTCAGGCCACTGTCGGCATTCTAGGCTCACTTGGCCTTAGGACTTTCTCAGAAGTTGCCAAGGAAATCGGCTATCAGGGTGCACTTAGGGCTTCTGGCGTCGTAGAATCAAGCGGCATGTCTGGCCTTACCCTTCTTGAGAAGGTGGCCACATCACCTCTGTCCAAGTCTGGTCAGGCGGCGGCTAAGTTCCTCTCTTACACTGTGGACCCAGTCCTGCAGATGTCCACTTCTGCACTCAAGGCTTCCTACAAGGGTGGACTTGAGTTCGCCACGCTTGGATACCTAAATGACAGGGATAAGGGTGCAATCAGCGGTGCCGCCATGGGAATGGTATGGAGCGGATACAGCGGCGCAGTCAGGCATCTTTGGTCTGTGGCAAATGGCGGCATGTCGCATGCACTCATCATCAAGAATTTCGATGAGCGTAGTCTTCCGCATTACGAAAAACTTAATCCAGAATTCGCAACTGTCGCTAGGACATTGATTGCCGATGCGGACAGGATGGGCTCTAGCAAGATTTCCGCTAACGTAAGGACCGTTCTGCAGATGGCTGCCGATGCGGCCCGTGACAGGCTCAAGGATGTCTACATCCACATAGGTGATGCCAAGTCGTTTGGGGATTACCTTGTCAGCAAAGGAATAGACCCTATTCAGGCCTACAAGCATGCACATTCCAGTCAGTATGGACATGCTTCATTCACCACATACCATGATGCCCTTGCTGGGAAAGAACGTGGCTTGATGTTCATCAACGATGGCGGACGTGGACACAGGTCTGCCGATGTTGCCCATGAAATCATGGGGCACATGCTGAATAAGTACATGCTCATGGACGGGCACATGCCCGAGTTCTTCCATCAGTTCTTTGGCTCCAAGCGAGACGGAGGTGTAATTCCAGACCAGCACATGATTGATTATGCCTCCCAGATGGCGGCTACCACCATGACTCTTATCAATAAGGACATGGTCAATGCTGAATACAGAATGCAGACTGGAAGAGAGCCAAGTCCATCAGACCAAAGTTACCTCGACTTCTTTAACAAGAAGGCAAAGGCAAATTACGAACTTTTGCGTGGTCACTTCAGGGATAACGTCATCAACGTGATTAGGGATGAATTCCCGACGATGAGCCATTTCCTTGGAAAAGACCTCTACTCAAACGTCATGGGAGATGTCAGGGACCCAGCATACGCTGAAATCCATGACTTCCAGATGAGGACTGGCGTGAGATTCGGTGCACAATACCTGTTCGAAGAAATTATCGCATCTAGGTCCGAGCATCTTTTCATGCACACAAATCTGGCAAGCATGACTACGCCAGACGCCATGATGCCAGTCAGGATGTTGCTTGAGGCAAAGCGTGATAGCCTGTTCGCAAGCAACGTTACCCACATGGAACTCGCTGGAATGCGTGTTTCAAATAACCAATTTATTGACGCAAATGGCAGTCCTTCATTCCAGACCATGGCCCATACCTATGATAATGGAAAAATGGTCAGGTGGCAGGAAATGGACTCCTTCATCAAGTCCTACGTCAAGAAAGCCATCAATAGCGACGCACAGCCAGTAAGCAGACTTTCCCCAGAACGTCAGGCAATCGAAGCAAGGCGATTCGGAAAGGAATTCCTTTTCAATGCGGCCAAGGCTGGGATGACCATGAAGGGAACCAAGGATGTTAATGAAATCCTTGCTGAGCGTTCTAGGAAAGGCTTTGAGGTTCTCACCAGCCTAGACGAGTCTATCAGGCCAGAAGTCATCGTTGACCAACATGGCAACGGCAGGATTGACATGACTAGGCTTAATCCAGCCGCATGGGATGCCCTTGTTAAGTCTGGTTGCATGGATGAGGCTACGGCAACCTATGGCAGGGCCATCGCCGACGTGATGCGTCATTACGAAGAGACTGGCTTCTCCACCCCGAACATCATGACTGGTGTCTATTGGGGCGATAGCCATGAAATTATCAGGAACGGGCTTCTTGAAAGGCTCAGGGGCTCGGATGTTCCCATCACCCATCGTGTGTTCGTCCCGTTCGAGATGAACATGACTCAGAGGATTACCGATGCCAATGGCAGGAGGCTCAAGTCCCCGAAACACAGCCTTAACGTAACGGCAATCGACTACCTAGCCATCCATAGGCGTAAGATTAAGGCTTGGAGCAGGGGAGACGTTCAGGCCGTCTTCTCCGACATCGGCCACATGAACAGGACGTTCGACTCGTACATGATTAACATGATGAGCGAGCCGTCCATCAGAGTTCCGTCCGAAGAGTTGTTCTTCAGCGAATTCGGTCCTAAGGCCGCTCAGGTAAGGGACATCTGCCATCAGATTTTCGGTGCGGTAAAGAGGGGCGATGAGTCGTACATCAATACTCCGTCCGACGGCCATGTGAACGTACGTGGACCCAATTTCCCCATCAATTCCTTCAAACTGGAACTGATGGTGGACGTCGCTAGGTCGCCTAGCATGCCGTTCCCATACCACCATGGCCGTTCCTATGAAGGATTTAGGCGTAACCTGTCCGTCGCTGGCTTCGAAAAAGTAGGAAAGAACGAGAGGTACATGAACGCCAATGGCTACGAAATCCTTAAGAACGGCTCCAAGTTTAAGGTTTTCAATCCGTTCGGCGTACTCATGGACGTCGTCGATAGCATCGCAAAGGGTGCCAAGATTGCCGACAGGGACATCAGGAAGATGGACCCAGCGGACAGGATGCCAGCACCGAGCGAATCATCGGTCAACCCAATCAGCGACCTTGCTGAAAAGGTAAGTTACAAGGATGCGGCTGGCATGTACAAGTCCAACTTCGGACCAGATGGAGCGATGCTTTCTACGGCTGGCTACACTGAAAGCGGTGAGGAAATCAAGTTTAGGGAGAAACTGCGTAACGATTGGGATTACCTAGATGCTCAAATCATGAGCAATAAGGCAATTTACAAGGACTTGCTGGAAGAAGAAAGTGCCAAATCGCTAGATGGGTTCAACAAGGAATTCAATGATGGGCATTATGACATCGGAAACATGGGAGTAGTCCCCATGACTCAAGCAAAAGGAAGAAGCACTGGTATTTCCTACAAAAACACTGGAAGTTACTTCAGGCTCATCTGGAGCGAAGAACAGAGGACTTTTTCCGTCAACGTTGACATGGAGCACCTCAGGTCAATCCCAGACAAGTCCGCTAGGATTGAACTTCTACGTGCGGCTCTTGATGAAAGGTCTATGGCGTTGTCTCAGTCAATGCGTGGAAAATTCCCGATTAAATCAGTTTTCGTAGAACCGACCGAAAAGGTTTTTTCGCACAACGTAGATTCTGACGTAAAAATCGCAAATGGTTACAAAAACGCTACCGCAAAATCGGTAGAAGAAAGCCAAAGCAAATCCGCCTCCGAGTATGCGGAATCCATCAAGTGGCTTTCTAAGTCTGGCGTAAATGCGTTGACGGAAGGAACCTATGACATGTCCGACAAGGACGCAAAAGCCATCTACAGCAGGTATGCTACCGAACTTAGGAAAATTCCGAAGCAGGATGTCGAATCTTACAAGGAAGGCGTCGTTAAAATCTGCGAATTGGCATTGGCAATCAAGGAATCCAAATTCGGCACTGTCATAGACTCGGAAGGCAAAGAAAGGTCTGCACCTTCCTATCAAGACAAAGAAGGAAAAATCTCGTCTAAAATCTCAGAATTAAGGCGTTTCTTGGACGACAAGGAATCTTCGGTTGTCGAAAGTTGCTACAGGGTAGGAGGAGAGATTCTCCATGGACTGTTCCAGCGTGTCGATGATACTCCTAACGCAGACATGGGTAGTGAGGGAAGAAACTACCCGAACATGGCGATTAACTTCATCGACGCAACGCACGAATCGCTTAATCAGTCCTCAGAACACCCAGTCTACATTTTCAGCGTCTCACGTGGCGTCGGCATCGCTACTCCAACGCTTGAAATCGTCACCATCGAAAGCGGTAAAAATAAATTCAGGGGATTCAAGGGAGGCAGGACCCTAGGCAGTCAAAAGGAACGTGTCAAACAGCCTAGGGGGTTCAACAAGAACACTCCTAGGGCCGATGGACTTAGTTCAATCACGGCGTTTCCAGCACAGGTTGCTGACATGGTTTCTGGCTCCCAGATAAGCAAGAGGGCAATCGACAGGATTAACCATGGTCATACTGTCGCCGCAATCATCAATTACTGCAACGAAGGGGTGAAGGACGACGTCTATAACCTTTTCAAGAAATACGAAAGCGATTCCGACAGAATGGCACTGCTTGAAGGGCTCAGGGACGTTGCGGTTGAAAACAAGATTACAGCCGCAATCGTTCCAGCGTACGGAGCCATTCAACTCGAAAAGGCCATGGACCAAGAAGCGGTCAGGTCTAGGCTTTCTTTGATTACCCAATACGACGAACAGAAGTTTGATGATTGGAATGCTAGGGTTAAGAGGGAAGCCATGGCTACTTGGAACCAGTCTTTGTCCCATTACTGGGCTTCTGGTAAAAGTGGAGAAACTGCACTACACATGGCCGTCAATTCGCTGTATGGTGCAAAGATGTTCAAGGATTTCATGAGTGAGGCTGACCTTTCCAGCATCAGGTCGCACATCGAAAAGGTCGCTAGTCTCAATGAAAAATGCCTTGAGACTGCCACGATTACGTCGGAACCATCCCCACTTCTTAGCATCGCTGGCATCCAGTCCATAAAAGATGAACTTAGAATTAGCGAACTTTTTGACCTTGGATTGGTGAGGAGGATGTATGATAGGAACGGGAACGTACTTAACGTGTTCGAATTCTCCGACAAGGAGGCTGGACTCAACATGGACAAGAACGGGAATAAGCCGTTCCTTACTCCTTTTGTAGGAGAAAAGAACCCAGAGTTCGCATTCGCAAACTACCAGAAACTTACCGAAGGCGGAATCATCACCAACAAGGAACTGTCTACGTCCAAACTAGGCGACGTGTTCGAACATAGCACCCTTTATTTCTACTACCCAGAAATGAAGGACATGAAGGTTGAGTTCTTCGATGGGTTCGGTGCCCAGTACGCCCCTCCCCATTGTAGCGGAGGAGAACGCATCAGGCTTGGTGCTAGGATGTTCTGTGCCTCTGAAATCATGAGGAGCATGGGTAGCAAGGAGATGGGGAACTACCTACGCTCGAAGGATTCACTGCTTGAAAAGTTCGCATCCAAGAACCCAGCGGCCAGCGTAATCCTTCACGAAGTTCAGCATGCCCTTCAGGAACGTAGCAAGGGGATGGATAGGTCTATTCCTCTCAACAAAGTAACCACTGGAGTTCTTCTCGGATACTTCGCCAACCTGATGGGCATCGAAGGTAGCGTCCTGACCAAGGACATGCAGACTGCTAAAATGCAGTCCATGTTCGGCAAGGACTCGCTCAAGAAGGCACTTAAGGGAGAAGAGCCGTGGGTCGATGTCGATTCGTTCTATGACAAGGCGATGCACGATGACCCAACTGCCGCCGATAAGACCATCATGGCACTTGGTGATTCGCCAGTGTTCAGGAGCCTCCATGATTCCGCTAGGCCAATCTTGACCAGTGCACTTGGCCATCTTGCTGGATTCTGTGCCGAATACCATGACAGGGGTGCCGTACCCATCAATTTTGCAGAAAGGGCCATAAGGCTTTTCGAGGAATCCAAGGGCGTCGTAAGCGACGACAGGCTGTTCGACATGGTGACTGAGTTCGAGGAACTAGGAGACATCGCCAACAAGTTCCCAGAGTGGAGCGTTTATCAGATTGGGGATACCCAATACAAGGCGGCTAGGACCATGATGGGCGTCTATTCGTCCATCTCCCTAATCAAGAACGACAAGTCCGTGACCGCTACCGAGAAACTCACGCTTCTCAGGCATGCCGTCAGTTCCTTTGCCAACGCCACCTACCTGATGGACATCAGCGAATCCATGGCTAGGGAAACCCAGCGTAGGGCTGGCATGTCCAACGTGGAAATCGCCACCAATCATAGGACGGACACTGGCAACTTCATGTACGGCTCGACTCTTGACCTGATTGACAGGGCCATGAGTTCTTCCGCCATCATCAAGCCGTCCGAAATCAGCAAGGCACTCAGGGATTCTTACGATGGAAAGTCTGGCAACATCGGCATCGTGATGAACAGCATCGGTGGCCTTACTTCTGGCAAGGACGACAACAGGATGATTGCCTCCCTAGGCAAGGCCATGCTTGTCCATTATTTCGGATTCAGGGCTGGCAACGAACTCACGAAACTCAACAGGGTAGCCGTAGCACAAAGGGGCTGGGAAGTCGGAGAAGACGGAAGAGTCACTCTTTCCGACAAGACCTACATGCTTAAGGGCAACGTTGAGAAGTTTAATGAGACGTTCGCAAAGGGCGGAATCCCGATGAACATGGCTGGATACACGGAAGGCCATTCCAGAACGATTACTATCGGGGACATTTGTAGGCTGGCAGACGTCGTCATCGAATCAGAGTCTGGAATTTCAGTTGGTAACCCAGTCATGGACATGGTGCTTTCGAGTACGTTCCCAGACAAACTTAAGGGAGGAGAAATAATCCAGCATCTCATCGACAGGGGCTTCTCCCCAGACGATGACGCCGTGACGATGTCAAAAATCTACCATATTGCCAATGAGTTCAATGACATCGAACTCACTAGGCACGACATCACCAACCTAATCGCACTCAGGCATTCGTTCATCGAAAGCAGTTCCATCCAGCATGGAAAGGAAGGAACCCTTCCATCCACTAGGCCTCTAACGATTGAGAACATCAATAAGAATAAAGCAATTCCAGCACTGTCTGGCACCGCACTTGGAAACGAATCCGTGCAGAAGAACATCGGCTATCGTCTCTACACTCCGCTTACTAAAAATCATTTCAATGTCGGTGCTTACAAGTTCAAGCAGGGAATCCTCAGTTTCGAGCCAGAAAAGCCGTTCTGGGTTGAGCAGGATGTGTTCGATAAGGCCGTAGAAAAACACATCAATGGTCCGTTCCATGAACGACTCAGGAAACTGACCACTGGAAGGGAAGCCGAAAACATCGACCAAGTCGCCTATGAACTGAACAAGCGTCTTGCCCACAAACTGCTCATCATCGAACCAATCATGAAGCAGTGCATGGATTGGGCACTTAACCAGAAAGACAGCGGAAATTACGCAGAGTTTATCGCTGGCCTTCTGGACGACGCCTTTGTGTCGTCTCTGGAAATCTCGGCTAACGCAGTCAACAACAGCCACCTAGCAGAGTACCTGTGGAATCAGCCAGAAGCGAGCGGAAGCGTGTCTGTCACTGGAACCATGATTAAGACTGGCCTAGAACGTGCCAACGTATCGCACCTTTCCAAAGGACTAGGAGGAGCAGAATACAAGTTCATCACTCCTAGGGGAGTTCATGCACCCCTCCACATCGGAACCGCTTGGTATGGAATCGGAATGGACCTTTCTGACGCAACAAGCGTCTACACTGGCACGGCACATACCGCAGAAGCGACAGTGTTCGCACATGGAAACTCCGCATCTAAGACTTCAGATGCACTTGGAGCACAGATTGAGTCCGAAATCGTAAGCAATCACCTGTTTGGACAGATTTCAACCTACCCAGAGCGTGGCCTTCAGGCACTTCTTTACAATACGCACTCCTACAATTCGACGCAGGGCACCTCATTCTCAACATTCAGAGAATCTATTGACTCAGTAATCAGCCACATTAATTCGGCGAACGATGAGGCTAGCAGGGAGGTAGAGAAACTTAAGTCTGATGTTACTAACGCACAGGCTGGAGGAGATGTCGCCGCCGCCTCGTTGGCCCAGTCCAAGATTGATGAAATCATCGAAGCACAGAGCGGACTAACCCGTGATAAGGCCATCGCCGAGAAAATCGCTGAGATGTACGCAAAGGCCGTCAATTCCAACGCACCTTCTATTCCTGAAAACGCAAGGCGTCATACTAGGTTCAGGATGGGACAGAAAATGCAGGGAGGAAGCGATGAACGCCTAGTTCTTGCTTCTTCTGGAATCCAAGCCTTCAGGATTGGAGATAGGGCTTACTTCACACCAGAGTTCTTCCTTCCAGACAAGAACGCAGACACAATCGTAAGCCACCACGCTGGCATGATGTCTGGCATGCCAATCGAACTCAGGAACGCCAACATGCGTCACCTGTATCATACCGACCTTACGTGCCCACTCATTATGCACGGCGAGATGCTCATTCCAACCGAGGAAGGCACTATCGCTTCCGCAAAGAAGGTATCACCATCAGATAGGTACTCACCAATCATCAGTAGGCTTAAGAAAATCTACGACGGAAATGCTAGCAGGACGTTCTTTTCTACCCCAGCAAGCAACCCGACTCCGTTCCTTCAGTCCCTTTTCGGAGGAAATGCCCTCGTAGAAACTGGACTGTTCACCCATGCGGTTAGGCATGCGAAGGACGCTGGCATGGGTCTTTCTGACATGGTCAATGCCATCGGAGGTGAGGAAATGCAGAGGGTGTTTGGAGATGAGAATTCTCAGGCGGCTAAGGTCGTCATCGACGCACCTCATAAGTTTGTCGTCGGTGATAAGACTGGTGTCAGCGTTTCCAATGCGGCAATCGGTGCCATGTCCTCCCCCTATGTCAGGATGCTGATTACCCGTGGCTTCCTCGAAAGGTCTGAAGGAAGTCCTAGGTTTGGGGTTCCCAAGGCGTTTGATTCCGCACTGCATCAGGCAGTCGTAGAACATGCCATGCGTGGGGAATACGAAAAGCCGATGTCTCAGGTTTCGCAAGAAGCACAGGCCGCACTCAGGGATTTCTTCATGTCAATCCCAGAGACTGTCCATGACAGGATTGCCTTAGAAATGTCCACCATGAAGAACATGGAAACCATCGGAACCGCCGTAGGTGCTTCCATGGCCTACCAACTTGCGGAAATTCAAGAGCAGGACCCAGCCTCATTCCAGCATACCATCAAGAAGCAGTTTGTGCCGAACATGGGCCCAGACGGATTGGGCATCAGGAAAGCGGTAGATTATTGCATCGTTAATTCCGAGCACATGCTGTCCAGCGGAACTACCGCAACCACTGACGTAAACAACTGGGGATTCCCAGTGGCACATGCAAAGGTGTTTTCTTCCAACATGCCACTTGCGGTCAAGACGCTTGATTTCTGGCATGGCTACTTCGCATCCCTTCCAGCACACGAAGAGATTTCTGTTCCGAACGTTCAGTCTCAGGGAATAGTCGGCCCAGATTACGTCTACAGGGGAACCAACACGATGGACATGAACTCTGTCGCATCATACATGTCCGCTGGAACCAGCATACTCAGGAACTTTGAACCCATGCCGAACGAAAGGTTTATTGAGAATGTGCACGGATTCCATCAGGGATTCCCGTCGATTTCTTCGCCAATCGGATTGTTCAATACTTACAGTTACAACGGAGGAAACTTCATCAGGACTTCTCTTGAAAAGTATGACCCTAATACCGAAATAAGGAGAAAGAGGTTCAGGGTAACGAACGGGGAAACCACGCTTTCCAAATTCATCAAGGAAAACGTCGAATGCGGAACACCAGACCAACTTAAGTCTGTTTCCGCTCAAATTGCCGAAACTCCAAGGCCACCATCTACTGCTTCCATAATCGCACCAGTCGTCAAGGATACCATCAGCAACGAACTGAGAAGGAAGGTAATCAGGCAACAACTTGCCGAAGCCGCTCGTTCTCTCGGAACCGAAAAGGTTTCGACCCCTGCCGCCCGTTTCCAGATTTCTGGAAGGATTCCATCGTCCTTCATGGGCATGACGGCAAAGCAAAGGTATGAGTTCACGGAACGTTCCACGAACATGGCCTTCAATGGGCAGGGCTCTGACTATGCCTACCCAATCGGTAGCCAAGATGTCCCTAGGATGGGAATCAGTTGGAAGAGGCTTTCTGATGGACGCATCATGATTAACTATTCCCCAGACATCGACACCCCGATGCTCTCGGAAATGTCCCAGAACGTACGTGCGAAAATCAAGGTCGGAATCCCGTTCAGAAAGTGCATCGGATTCGACGCACATACTGGAACAATAATCCCTCAGAGTTTCATCAGGATGTCGGATTTGGTACAGAAGATGAACCAGAGCGGCATGATGAAGAGCCTTAATTCGGCAAAGCACATCGCTTCGCTAATCTCATTCGACCCAGAGGTCCAGAGGCATTACGGAAAGGCAATCAGACTTCTCAGCAAGGACATCGGTGCAAGCGAAGAAGACCTGTCCATGCACAACCATCCAAGCGGTGATAATGCGGATGCGAGCAAGATTGCCGCATTCCTTGGCTCTAGCGGAGACTTCTATGACCCTATGTCCGATACCAGTTCCCCGTCTGCGAAGGCTGGCTATGGTGCACATGACTTCGGACTAGTATCTCAGTCCGACCACATCATTCACCTAAACAATCCACAGAGCACCTATGCCACGCTAATCCTTCCAGCGGATTCCAAGCCAGAGCACGTTCAGGCCGCTATTGCCTCGTTGCACATGGCAAACAACGCATACAGGGGCAAGGGAATCATCGGTTCCAGCAATTCGTTGATGGCTGGGTTCAACTTCACCAGCGGGAACGAAGGCGTCTACAGGGATTACGCAAGGGGAATGATGTCAGAAAGAGGACAGTCCGAATCGTCGGCACCTGCTGGAAACGAATTCTCGTTTAATCAGACAGATTCAGCCGCACTCAACTACGGAAGCCCCAACGCAACCGCTTTGGAAAATTACAGGGGGATTATTTCAAGGATGCCTAACTTCGCTCCAGACATTTCCGAGATGTCCCAGCGTGTGTTCGGTTCCGATGCTGGCTATTACGTTCCAGACGCAGAAAGGAAACTCCAACTTCACGGCGACAGGGAAGCCGCCATCAGGCTCTTGTTTCCTAACAGGGAAGACCTTACCCACTACGCTTGGGACAAGAAAAGCGGAGGAAACAACATCTCGGTGGTCAAGAAGTCTGGAAAGAACGCTGGATTCTTGGTCGGACATGACGTCGTTACTGGAATCGACACCAATGGAAATCCAAAGACCTCCAGAAAGGTCGTTCCATTCAGGACCGAATCTGATGCTAACGCATACGTCGCTACCATCAGCCAAGCCAGCACGGAGGCCCACATCCCTAAGTCCATGTTCGGAGAAGGTTCACGATACAACGTCGAGAATCTTGGTCAGACCAAGATGATTGACGGAGAAATTGAACCAGTAAGGTCTCTGCTTTTCGGCCAAAGCGAGACTACCAACGTCATCGAGCCAAGCAGTGAACTTTACAGGGTTGGAGACATCGAAAAGCCAATGACAAAGCAGGAAGCGTTGGCCGCACAGAGGATTCTTCTTTCCAATGATTTGGTGAGCGGAAAGGCACCAGAACGTGGTCAAATCATGCTATCAGTGGGAGGTACCGAACTCGGAGAAATGGAAAGGCTCGTAAAGAACAGGATGTCGTTCGGCACCGCTGGTTCCATCTACAGGTTCGCATCAAAGGCAATGAGGGCCTTGGCATTCGGTAGCGATAGGAATAAGCACTTCAAGGAATCCATTACTGGACAGCAGATGTTCGACCTTATGCAGTTCCATGGAGTCAGCAAGCATGAGATGCGTGTAACTGGACTCGCTGACCTTCTTTACAGGAACAAAGATGAGCAGATGACTAGGTCCGAGGTACAGCAATTCCTGACGGCTACATACCCTATGTTCGGTAGGCACATCATGAACAGGACAATTTCAACCTCCGAAAATACCTACCATTGGCCAGTCACTTCCAGTGGAGAATGGGCGAATAACAAGAACACAGCCAAATACCTTGCCAAGATTTCTTCCGTTGAAAATCAACTTAGGGAAATCATCGAACGTAACGAAGACGGACCTTCCCAGTCTGCAAAGGCCATCAGCGACATAATCCGAAAGTCATTCAAGGAATCCTTGGCTGAAACCTGCGGTCAGGCGGCGGCTGATGACATTCCTGCGGACATGCACGTTGCGGATTACATCCTCATGGCAACAGGACCCGCTGGGGAAAAACTTAGGATTAACCCTTCTACGCTCGAATTGTTCAGGCAGAACATGATTAGCAAGTACAGGGACGAATCTATCAGGCAAATCGCCGAACATGCTGGATTCGACATCGGAGGACTTCGTGACGGATTCGCAGACGAGGAATACCCCGCTGGCATGACCCATGCGGAGCAGATTGCATTCAGGAACAACAGCGGTAGTTATGATTCGAGCGGCGTTGCCCATACTGGCAGTGCCGCCAATTGGTCGCAGTATGCCTCTGGACTTGGCCCATACCATGTGCATGTCCTTCATGGGCATGTCAGTGACAACGCTTCCATCGCTAGGCTCGACAACTACGGAAAGGAACTGAAGGCACGTCTTGCCGCCGCAACCGACCCTAAGGAAATCTCCAAGGTCACCAAGATGCTGGATTCCCTTAAGGCCGTGTACAATGTCAGGAAGGCGTTGGCAAGCGAGATGAGGCGTGAGGGCCATTGGAGCAGTCCGAGCGGCACCATGCAGTACTCCCACCTTAGGACTTCCGATGGTGCTTCCGTGTTTTCTACCAACATCGGCACTGGAATCAGCCAGATGGCGGATGAAATCGCAAGCGGAGGTTCAAATGTGCACCCAATCGACTACATCGAAGAGTTGCAGTCAGACCCATACCAGCGTTCCACGTTCGGCATCAAGTCCATCGCTACGGCACTACCAGCGGACCTGAAGGAAGCGGAAGGCATGGTAGTTCTTCCCAAGTTGCAGGAACTCAACGTCAAAATCGAAGAAGAAAGGCAAAGGCTTAACGGAGTCGTAAGGGCACACGGAAAGGTCATGCGAACCAATAGGTACATGCCGTTGGCATTGTCATCCCTGTCATTCGAAGGCAGGTTCGAGAATTCCAGCAGGATGGTACAGCACCTGATGGTCGAGAAAGCCAAGTCCATGATTGAAAGTGCCAGCCTTGATGAGCATTCCAAACTCAAACTCCTGTCCATCTTCCAAGAAGACCCTTCAAGGGAAGTCAAAGTCAGCAAGGAGATTCAGGGCAAGACTGGACTTCCTCCGAAGATTCCGACCTATGTCTTGGACAAGTCCAATCCATACTATGACAGCATGTGTTACATGCTGGGCGGAATTTTCATCGGCGGCGATGGAAGCATCGGAAACTCAATTAATGAGGAAAGTTTCAATTCGCTTTACCCAGAAGCGAACCCTAACAATCCAATTCCTCCGAACGCCTATGCCAGCATTTCTACCGATTCGTTCTCCCAGTTAAAACAGGTAATTTTCAACGAAATCTGCAGGGATGAGCATTTTGCGGCACTTCTTCCGAGTATGCTCGATAGGGCTAACATGGATGGAAGGCTTGGAACGTTCGCCTACGATTATGAAGCGTTGGCCAAGCGTGTCGCTTCTTCGTTCGAAGAAAGAATCGGAAGGAACAGCATGATTACTGGAACCGACCGAATCGTCATCTCTAATGTTGCTCAGGACTTCAAGAGGATGTCCAACGTGAGCGGAAGGTCGATTATCGCTGGCATCAAGAGCAACGGCAACTCTGGTTACATCTTGGAACCTTCCAACGATAAGTTCATCGGAAAGCCACGTGAATGGAAGGAAAACCACGCATTGTCCGCCAAGCGTCTCTACATCCTAAATTCCAGCGATTATGACACTGGGATGGAGAACGGCATGAAGATGGTTGATTTGAATCTTCCTAGCAACGTAACCGATTCCATGTCTCTTAACGGAGGAAGGACGGCAAGGGCACTCTCGCTTACCGCCGCAGAAGCCATGAGGCTTGATGTAATGGTTTCAACCAAGATGGGCCTCAGGACAAAGGACAGATTCCTTAGGAATTTCACGGAAGCACTTTCCGAAAGAGGAGAACTCAGGGAGAAAGCAATCGAGGCCTATGATGAAATCATCTCTGGAAGGAATCCAGCGAATGACCATGATAACATGGAAACCATCCTGTCTGTTGAAAACATCGGAAATGGGCACGAATGGAGAGCCATGAGGACGTTCGACAATGCCTATGACACCCAAAGCCTTTACGAAGGAAGGATGGGGCTAGACGCACCAGAAGCAAAGCACTTCCAGTCTAGGAGCATGGCCGCTAAGTTGTGCGAACTTGTTGCAGAAGCGGTAGTTGACGGGTATTCAACCCATGGTGCCAAGGACAGGTTCGAAGCACTCGTAAAGGAGAAGGAAGAGTTGTCCAAGAAGGCCAACATCTCGCTTGAGCAGGATGTCACATACCCGAACAGCATCCCGCTAGGAGAAGAGAACGCCTATCGTTCTATGTCCATCAACTTCTTGGTCATGGATGCCCTTCAGAAGGGAAAGACTGGCCTCGCTTGGGCTGACGCAAGACATCATAGGACTAGGTATTCTTCCAGTTCCTACAGTGCTGATTTCGTTAAGTTCGGCAACAAGTTGGCACCTGCTGGAAAGTCAACCAACCTTCTTGCCTACATCGTCAATCATGCCGACTCAAAGAAGGCTCATGATGACTTCTTCGGAAAGGTTGCTAGGGGTGAACTTGCCCTGTCGTTGCAACTGAACACTCATAATAATCTTACTGGCAACATAATTGAACATTTCAAAGCCGCCGCAAACGAAGCCTTCTCCGACATGTTTAAGAGGCAGGATTTCGAGGACGGATTCAAACTTCTCGTCGATAATGCCGCCAGAAGGTACGCAAATGCGTTCCAAGAAGCCGTAGAAAATCCGACCCCAGATGACATAGGAAAGATGGCGAGGAATTCAGCCAGCGGTGATGGCCATGATGACATCGCTAGGAAACTTGGAATCGCTTATGCTTCCAACGTTCCAGCAGTCGCAATCCCTCATGACAAGATGCACGGATACGCCGTTAATTATGGTATTCCTAGGTGGATGTCCGAAATCCAGTATGCTGGACAGCCGCTCAAGAGCATCTTGGCCGTTTCTCATGACGCATTCGAAATTCCTGATGTCAGGTACAACGGAGCGTCTTGGGATTTGTATGACAAGAAAAGCGGCAAGTTGCTTGAAGGGGGAATCAATGACGGGAAACTTCTTCAGGAGCGTATTGCCCAATCGTCCAAGTACCTAGGAAACGTCCCGTTCATCACCAACTTCATCAAGCAGTACGGACCCGCTGGCGGACACGTCAAGCGTTGCCACATGCTGATTAACGCAGTGAAGAAGACCGAAAACCTAGGCCTTAAGAATCTGGACAGGACTCCGTCTCAGTCAGCCGCACTTGACCATGCCCTCAACGTTACTGGCAATCTTAACTTCAATCCTAAGGGGACCGATGCCGTCAATGTAGGCCTTCAGCAGAAGGTGTTTGCTGGAGGAGTTCAGGATTTCAGCACGAACGGAACCCTTACCGATGAACGTGGTCCAGTCGTACATGGCACTGGTCTTTATCAGGAAATCGAAGGAGGAGTAAGCAGCAGGAATACCTCTTCATCCGAGCAGAAGGCTAGGTTCCTGTTTGCCCTGTACGCAATGGGTCTTCGTGATGGGATGAGTGACCATGAATTCGCCGCCGCAGTGGCAGAAGCATCCAACTTCACTTCTCCGCTGATGGTCATCAAGCCAGAGTTCCCGACTCAGGCTCATGCGGACAACATGAAGAAACTCATCATCAACGGAATTCCGCTTCTCAGTGTCGCTGGCTACGGAAAGGACACCTCCGCTAGGACCGCCGTCAAGACATTCAAAAACTACATCAAGCCGTTCAAATCCAATTACAGACAGAATGACCAATGAGCCCAGACCCAAACATCGGAAAGACAGTCGAGGACCTGAAAGACGGCGGTTGGATAGTAGCGGTCCTTGGTGCTCTTGGTGCGTTCTGCCGACTCCTGATAAGCGACGAATCGCATCACTGGATAATCTGGATTCGCAGGACAATCGCTGGGGGAATAATGGGTGTCCTTGGCTATTTTGCGGTACATGGTCTGGTTCCTCCGATTTACGAAGCGATGATTTACAGCATCATCGGGACGTTCTCCCACGAAGTCCTCGAAGCCGTAAGAAGGCGTCTCCTTAAAGTACGATGAAATACCTGTTCACAGCCATCCTTGCTGGGTGTTGCACCATCCCAGACCCAGTGGTCAAGGTGGTGGACAACCCAGAGAAGGACAGGTACATCGCCAAGATTGAAGCCGAAGCAAGCGATGGTGCGTCGGCACTTTCCGTCGCCTCAAAGAGCATAGAGGGCAAGGGCAAGTCGCTTGTCGAACTGACTCAGGTCAGGCTTGCTGGCATCAAGGAGCCTAGCGTGGCCAAGGTGGCCGAATACCAGAAGGCCATGCTGGACCCATCCTTGCTGGCCAAGGAGCGTGAGCGAGCCGCCAAGGTCGAAGCCGAGGCTGACAGGCTTCAGCAGGAAGCCGAGCGTCTGGACGAGGAGAACGCTGGTCTTAGGGAGGCATTGGCATCCGCCCAGCGTGAGAAGGACTGGGGCGAACTAAGGACTAAGTTCATAGGCATCGCTGGTGCGTTCGCATTCGTCGGTGCTGGATTATTCGTGCTGTCCACGTTCCTTGGAGGAGTCGGACGTTTCGCTGGGTTCGTTATGATTTCGTTGTCCGTTTTCTTTGGCGGTGCTCCTTTCGTAATCAGGAGCGTCGTCGAGTCACCTTGGTTCCACATGGCGACAGCCGCCCTGTGTCTTCTGGCTATGGCTTGGGGTGGATACGCATACTGGAAGAGCCATAGGGCTGTGAAGAGTCGCTTGACGGAGCCACAGAACACCACAGCGTAGACCACGTCAGGCTCACTGCCTGTCTCATGTGTCGTGAGGTGGCCGAAGGGCCTTAAAGGGGGCAACCCCGCCTCGCACAGGCACAAAAAAGGGACCCGAAGGTCCCTGTTCACGTTAATAACGTTTTGGCTTATTAACGCCAAACCGCTTTCGCTTTAATTACCCGCCCTAAGAGCGAGAGCGGCGTTGAACGCCTTGTACGCTACGGCAACCTGCTCTGCGTAAGCCTTGGACTGGGCCTCAGACTTGGCCTTGGAGCCGTAGTCGAAGCCGCCGCCAATCTCACTGGAAGAGATGTCACGTTCCCTGATGTAGGAACGGAACGCCACTTCACGGATGATTGCCGAACGCACGAAGTCGGAACGGCTGATGCCCTCCGCCGCCGCAAGGGCGTCGATGTCTGCGGCAACGTCCTTTGCGACATTGGTGCAGATGATGGTCTGGCCGATGACAGTTCTCACTGCCCCGTGTTTCTTGTTGTACGTCTTTCTCATGTGTCTTGTTTGGTTTGTGCCTTTCGGCGGAAATTGGCCCCACTAGGAATCGAACCTAGATTAAGCGTTTAGGAAACGCCTGTCCTATCCGTTGAACGATGAAGCCTAAGTCTTAGAACGGAACGTTGTCGTCCTCCTGAGCGTCGCTCTGAGCACCGCCGTCACGGGAGTCACGGATGGTATCGAGGGCGTCACGGAAGGCGGTGTCACGCTCGCTGATTTTACCCTGATAAGGCTTTGGCTGGTATTCCTTGATGTACCAAAGCAAAGAGTTCTCGGGCAGTTCGCCCAGCGTCACGCCCTTGTTCTTGCCGAACGGGACGATGAACTGAAGAGCCGCAGAAAGGTCGCTGTTCACGGGAGCGGCAGGAGCCTTCTGGACGGGAGCCACGGGCTTCTGCACGGGAGCAGGAGCGGCCTTGGGCACCTGAATCAGTTTGACGGCCACAGGCTCGGAACGGACGACCCTATCGGCTTCCCCGTCGTCATCCGAAGTGGCCAGATTTGCGACGCTCGCGATGGCATAACGCCTCAGGTACGAGATGAGGGAGCCTACGTCTTGACCCTTGACGCCGTCGGCTACGGGCAGGGTGATGTAGTTCTGGATGTATCCGCCATCCTTATGGATGACCATCGTGTTGACGCCGACCTGATGAGCGTCGCCGTAGGGGAACTGCACGATGGCGAGTCCGTACTGGGCGAAGATGCTCTTGGTGGCCGAGATGTGGGCACCGAGCGTGGCGTAGGAGTTCTTGTGGAACGGATTTTCGGCGTCGGCTACGACGTCTCTGGTCTTGCTGATGGCCTGAACGTAAGCGGAAGCGAACTCAGGCGTGATGTTGTTGGTCATGGTATTACTGTTTTGGTGTGGAAATGGTGAACGAAGTGGATTCGTTGTTGATGAAGTTGATAAGGATGAGACGCATGAAGTCCGCTCGGGACACGCCGATTGCGGCGGCGGTGTCGGCAAGTTTCTTAGCACACGGAGATGGGACTTTCACCCACAGGAGTTTGGTTTGTTCTTTGTTGTCGGGGGACATAAATTACTTCTTTGGCTTCTCGAAGAGGTCCTTGAGGACCTTGGTGATTTGCCTAGCACAAATGTCATCATCGTTCCAATAGATGGTGGTCATGTGGTCGGCCTTCCAGTTCGCTCCGTACTCCATGAGTTTACACTTCATGGCTCCGAAGGACTTGTATCCGTCTTCGTACAGGCACCTGCACATGTCATGCAAGCCCTCGTTGTTTTGGATGTAGGTGGCCACTTCCCACGTAGTGTGGTTGCGGAAGCCATTGTATTCGACTGTGTCTGTTTTGCTCATGTGTATGGGAAAATTGGTGGGGGCCTTTCTCCCCCGATGGATTACTTGGCCTTCTGTTCGAGGGCGTTGACCTTGGCCGTCAGTTCTTCGAGACGCTCCATGAGAGCGTTGTGAAGGTGGATGACAGACGAAGCCTTGCTGATGTCGAGTTCGTCGAACTTGATGCCCAGACCCTTGATGGTGGGATTGAGCAGGTTCGCCTTCTCGGCCTTGATGACGTCGATTTCCTTTTGGAGGTCGTCGAGACGTGCATTGACAGCGTCGATGTTGATTTCGTTCATGTGTTGTTTGTTGGTTGTTGGTTATCCCCCGTGTTAATGGGGGCGAGATGGAGATAAGAATGTATTTCGTAGTCAGAAGCAATCACTTTCTCGACTTTTTTTCGGGCTCTGGATGCTTCCACTTGTTCCTAGCATACAACGACTTCCACATTTCCCTGATGTCGGCCTGAGATTGCTCGACGATTTTTTCCTCCTGCGGCGTCAGGCTACGCTTGATGAAAGCCGTGTTCTTTTTGGATGGGCCTCTCATTTGGCTTCGTACTTGTCGATGCAAGGCGGAATCTTGCCGTTGATTTCCTCGTAGGTGGTCTTGCCTTCAAGTTCCTTGAGTTTGAGTTGAGCCGCAGGGGAGTGTATCACGGCCTTGGTCAGCCGCTCGACCTCTTCACGGAGAGATGTGATTACATTCTGTCCGTATTTGTGATGCTCCTCGTATTGGCTGTTTTCGAGTGTCAGCCTCTCGACCTCGGCCTTGAGGCGGGCGTGGGACGCAACGATGTATTTGATACGCTCTGGGAGCGTCATGTCTGCGAACATGTCTCCGTTGTCGAACTCAAGCGTCTCGGAGTTGGCCATGCGGATGTATTGGGAGATGTTGTATCCTCCGATGATTGCTGGCTTTGAGTGCATCTCGACCTCGGCCTTGAGGCGGGCGTACTCCTCGTAGCGGACATAGTGCGTGTTATTGGGAACCTGATACGGAACCTTGGACAACTGACACGCTGGGTCGATGTAGAGTTGAACCTTCATTTGGCGGCAACCCTTTCGAAAAGGTCCTCGTCCTTGAGACGTGCGACGAACGCCGCACCAGTCTCCTTGTCATGGAAACGCTCCAGCAGGGTTTCGCCTGTTAGGTTCGTAGTGATAATCGTAGGACGCCTGTGCATGGTACGCTGGTCGATGAGGGCGAACAGGCACGATGCCATGCGGTCAGTCATCTTCTCCTTGCCCATGTCATCTAGGAACAGGAGAGGAACGTTGGTCATGTGGAGCATGGTCTTATCCCAAGTGCTGTTGCCCCAAGAGGCCGCAATACGAGCCTCCAGTTCGAACATTGTCAGGAACAGGTACTTGTTCTTGAACTTGTTTTCGTTCCACAGCCTGTTGGCGATGTACCAAGCCGTACGTGTTTTCCCCTTACGAGTAGAACCATGGATGAGAAGTCCCTTGCCCTGCGGACGCCATTCCTGTGCGACATGTTCAAGCATGCCAAGACGCTCGGTGTCGGTGTCAGCAAACAGTTCAGGCATTGGCGTCTCTGGCTTTGGCTCCTTAGGCATGCCTACCGACATGACCATCTTGTTCCAATGCACCATGCATGGCGTACACAGGGTTTCATAGATGGGTACGCCATCCTCCCCGAACTCACGCACATGGCATGTGTTGTTGCAGTTGAAGTTGCGGCACAGGGGCACGGACATGGCTTAGCCCTCCTTCGTAGCCCTCTTCACGAGGAGGTCCACTTCGCTCCTGAGTTTGGCGAAGTGCTCACGCAGTTCAGCGAACCTAGCGATGTGCTGTTTCAGGTCTACGGCCTGTTCGTTGCGTTCTTCACGCAGTTTCTCATTCTCGGCCTTGATTAGCCTGATGATGCCAATGAGTTCTTCAGTGGTCTTTCCTTTGTAGTCTTGTTCCATGTGTGCGTTGTTTGTTGGTTGATGTTTGGTTGTCAAATCAGAATCCAGCGGCGTGGTCAGTATCGCTCTTTGGCTTGGTTGCGGCGATGCCACCCTTGGGCCTGAATAGCCCTTGCCAGCCATTGAGCATGCTCTGGGACGTTGCCTCAGCAATCTGGCTGATACCCCATCCCTGCTCCCTGAACGCCTTATCCCAGCGATTCTGGTACTCGTTGCTGACTGTCCATCCACGGCTACGACGATACTCAATCCACTGGTCCCATGCGTGAGACGTGGTCATGTTCGCCCTAATGAAATCAATGCTAAGGTCAGGCTGAACCCTTTTACTTACCTTGTTTCCATCCTTGTTACTATCTGGGTGAAGTTTTTTGCATGGGTCATCTGAACTTTTCTTCAGGGGTACCATGAAGTTTTCTTCACCCTCTAGGGATGCGGATACGATGTCCCATAGGGTGCCATCAGGGTCCTTGCGGACGTAGCCTAGGCTATGAAGCCTAGAGATGCTGTACTGGGTGTTCCTGACCGACTGGCACATGTAGCCTGACAGCGTCTCACGGGTGGCGAAGCACCCACGCTGGTTGGACAGGATGTGAATCAGGGCGAACAGGAACTTGTCCGCATGGGTCAGCCTATCGTCCGTGAATACCTTGGCTGGTACCCATACGCCCTTGAAATTGAACTCAGCCATTGAGTTCTTCGAGTCCATAGAACTCGTCCGTCTTGGGACGTCCGTTATCGACGTACCACAGCCACTTGGAGGTGGCCCTATGGTAACGCTGACGGCCCTTAATAATCATCTCGTCCGTCACGATGGCGTTACGTACGCTATGAGGCTGGTCCTTGCCGATGCAGATGTACTGGAAGTCGGATGGACGCTGATAGGCGAACGCCGCCATGTCTCCGTACAACGCCGACTGGACAGCCCAGCCGCCCTTGTAGGACGCACCACCGATGTCGCTGATGTCCGCACAGGACTTGAGGTCATAGATGTGCACGATGCCATCAGGCGACTTGACGTCGTCGAGCACCAGCATGTCCAACTTACCCTTGAACTTGACCACAGCACCCTTGAAGGGGCCAGAGGCTACGACAGCCTTTGCGTAAAGCACGGCCTCAGGATAGGCCACACGCTTGCCCTGAGAGTAGGGGACATAGGGCTTTGCGGCCTTGGCCATACGTTCGGCCAGTTCCCAGTCCTCACGCTTGAGTGCGACCTTGCCTTCGGAACGAAGCAGGAATTCCTCATGCTGGAGTTTCCCGTCCTTGGTACGCCTATCATAATCAGGCTGGATGACGTAATGGTCCATGTCATCAGGTGTGAGTGCGAGACTGTGCATGACACTGCCAATCTTCATGGCTGGCGTCGCCTCCTCACGATGCTCGACCTTGTACTCGGCCTCAGAGGGAGAGATGTCGTCAATGTCCTTTAGGAAGGACTGGTTCAGTCCCCCTGCGGCACGATAGTCCTTATCGCTGATTCCGCTGATGAACGTGGACTCGATGAACTCCAGTTTGAAGTCAGCGAAGTGTTTTGGATTGTATTGTTTGCTCATGTTCAGAGTTGATAGACGCCCGTGACGATGGCCCATTTGACCAGCGTGGCAACGTTGTGTACGCCTTGTGACCTGAGTTTGTCCATCGCCATTTGACGCTGGTTCTCGACAGTCTTGACCGAGATGCCCATGTGCTCCGCAATCTCAGGGTTGCTGAGTCCGTCGCATACGAGAATGACAGTTTCCTTTTGCTTGGGCGTAAGAAGGTTAACACCTACGACGGCAACCGCCTCATAGAGGCCGTGCTTGTCTTTCATGTCAGTTCTTCTTGTTGGAATTGTTGCAGGTGGGACAGATGCCATAGGGTGCGACAGAGCCGCATACCTTGCAGGTGTACCCGCCGAACCAGCCGTGAATCTTGATGATGCTCATGTGATTATCCGAAGATGACTTCGTCGGCGACAGCGTACTGGGCGAGAGCGTCATCATGGACCCCATCGGGCTCATACTCATCGAACAGGATGGCGTCGGCAACCTTATCCTTGCCAGCACTGAGGGCGGCAAGATACCTGAGGTAAGCGTCGGCCTTGGTGTTGAGGAACTTGAGGTTGGTGTCATCCTTCATCTTGAGCCAAGAATTTACGCAGGACTCAGGCGTGATGTACCTCCATTTGGTCTTGGTGCCTTCGCAATTAAGCCTGACCTTGAGGGTCCAGTTAATCTTGGGTTCCTTGCCGCTGGGCGTATCGGTTTCGAACGCCGCATCAAGGAATCCATCCTTGTTGAGCGACTCGACTTCGAACCACGCAGGGTTCAGGCCCGTCTCGAAGGCCGAGTTGACAACGCTAGCGATAGCATTGGTGACCTTGATGTTTTCAAGGTCGATGGTGTAGTTAATGTTGATTTTCATGTTTGTATGTGTGTGGAAATTGGTGAGGCTCAGTTCCTTAGGCTGACTTGCGTCCTTCCGCTGTGAACCCAGCGTTGCGGAACCTCGAAATTGATGCCCCGAAGGGCTGGCATTACTTCCAGAGAAGGCCGATGGTCACGCAGAGAGCCACGAGAGTGACTACGTCGATGACAAGGGCGACTACCCAGAGATTGCCGATTTGCTTGATGTTCATGTGTTGTTTGGTTGTGCTCTTGCGAGCGGTGAAAGTGGGCCTCCGATGGAGGCGTTTAGGCCACCCGAAGGTGTTAGCCAAGGACTGTTTATGAGACCGCCCTAAATGGTGGAGATGACGGGAATTGCACCCGCCGCATGTGTCGTGGCCCTTTAAGTTGCCGCATGGACTACTAGTCATCCCCTAAGTGGTCAGCCAGACAGGACTTGAACCTGCAACCCCCTGCTCCCAAAGCAGGTGCGATACCATTACGCTACTGGCTGATGAAGTGATTAAGAACAATGTAGTCAGTGACTACCCCATTGAACATGTAACTCTGTAGTCTGATGTCAACACACAGTAGAAACAATGTTCCAGTAATTATGTAAATGTATGATAATCAATGAAATCCAGTTACCAGCCTTGGGCCCATTTCTCACTGGTTTGCCAGTCTTTTGGGTCATGAGAGCGGATAAACAGGGGTGCAGACTGCCCCATGTGAGGCATCGCACGTAGCGTGTTGTACGATACCCACTCCTGAGCCATGTCGAATTGCTCAGGCGTCGCATGCGTAATCAGTTTGTCGATACTTGCGTATCCGAATTTCTCATACGCATACATGAACGCATACGCATGCTCCAGAAGGTTGAGGTCATAGATGGCCCGATAGATGCTTCCTGACTTCGACCAAGTCTTGTCTTCTTTGTTGAAGTCCTCCGCTACGCCAACGCATGCGTAGTCCAGCCATTCACGTGGTTCGAGCACTACCATCTTGCTTACGTCGCATTCGATGCTCTTCATGTGCTTGATGAAACCGCTCAATCCGCTCGGTCCATACTTCTTCGTCAAGGGATGCGTCGTCGTTCTTGCCTTCTTGTTTTGCTTGGGCATACCAAATGCATACTCAGCACAATACAGCATGGGCAAGCAAATGATACCTAGCATCTATCAGGACGAGCGAGCGTTGTTGAACGCATTGGCCATCATCGAGTCAGACAATCGTGCTGATGCCATAGGTGACAGGAACGACCCAGATGGCCCAGCACTAGGTGCCTACCAGATTCACCAGAAGGCATGGGATGACATCAGCGAACTACGCAAGGCCAACGCTCTGCCTACGTATCCATACCATGACGCATTGAAGCCAGCCATAGCACGTGAGTACGCCATGACATTTTTGCGGACCATCATCAGCCGCTTCAGAGCCCATCATCAATTGCCACCGAGCATACCAGTGCTGTACGCATGCTACAGTTTCGGACCTAGCATGCTCAACAGGATTGGCCACATGACTAATTACGGCATCGAGGTATGCCCATACCTTGAGCCATGCGTCGGAGGTATCTCGGCCAAGACAGCCCATCGCATCTTCACTGGCCTAGGCATACCCTACAAGACAGCCCAGCGTAAGATTATGACGGGCAAGAGAATGGAGGCCCTCATCTTCGCCCATCAGGAGTCGCTTCACTCCAATGGCATCCCCCTGCTATGGTGAATGAACGCTCCAAGTTCGACCTAGACCTGCAGTATGGTCAGGCAGGTGAGAATTGGCTACGCTGGCTAGGCACGGACCAAGCCAAGGT